CAGTATATTCAAAAAACAACTGCCCGTTCTGCGACAGAGCAAAGGCACTATTAGAAAGCAAAGAGATTCCATTTGAAGTTATCAAAATGGAAGAACACACTGGCGCACGTGAGTTTCTCATGGAACAGGGTCTACGTTCAGTACCGCAGATTTTCAAGGACGGCATTCTCCTTCCAGGCGGCTTTCAGGGCCTAGCTGGCAAAGACGAAGAATTTTTTAACACACTCAAAGGATAAACATGTTAATCAACAAAGGTATCACAATAGGCGAAGTAGTAACAATTAAAACAACTGCGGGCGAAGAGATTGTCGCTAAACTAGTTGAAGAAAACCCAATGGCCATCACAGTGAGCAAACCATTGGTACTGACCGCAGGACAAAAGGGTATTGCCCTTGTTCCCTTTTTGTTTACCACAGAGCCCGATGCAGATATACAAATTTCTCGTGGTACAATCATGGTGTTGGCACCTTGTGGTAAAGATGCGGCAAATACATATATTCAAAACACCACGGGCATAAAACTAGCATAAATACGGATATAATTTAGGAGTTACGCTATGCCCGGTACAACAACGATAACAACTGCATTTCCAGCCGCAGGAACTATAACTATAGTCGATACTACTGCGGTAGCAGTTGACCTGTTAACCGCGGCTGTTACGGCCCAAACTACATTTTTAACAACCACTTTAACACCAGCACCGGACGGCAAAGGAATACCTGGCTCAATAGCACAATCTTTAAATCTCAGTTATCAGACACTAATTAATGTATCTACTCACTTAGGTCAAATTAACAGTAACTTGGAAACACTAATAACAGCAGTAGGCAAAACAAATACCGAACTTGAAAAACTAAACAAAGCCGCTGGTATTGGTAATAGTCATGCAAACAAAGCAAATGTAGTAGCCGAATTAACATTTATTGATCAAAATGATAAAAATAATTTTGATAAGAAAGTGGTTAATGCAACACTGGAAAAAGCCGGAGAGCCGCCTATTCAAAATAATCCTGTAGATCTCCAGGCTGACGTACAGAAAAAAGTTTCCGATATTACTAGCCTCAACGCCGCTATAGCCGCTACCGGTATAATCATCGAAGGAGCCCAAACTGCAATTGCAGAAGGTTTTAAGTTGGCACAAGAAATTGTGTTAGACACTGCGATTGGTAAAAAATTAGTCGAATATTACTACGAAGGTGAAATAGCTGTAGTACAGGTATTCAGCAAAGAAAGAGCTCAACGACTCATTGTTGAAAATAACGATCGCCTCAATAAGGCGAAAGGTGGCGGCACACCAACTCCACCAGTTGCACCTGGTTAATTATGAAAACTGCAAGGATCAATTCTGATGTAGACAGCAAGGGCAATAGGTTAAATTCCAATGGCAAGATCCCCTCGGTGTTTATCAACAACCAGCCCATAGCTTTGCTTAATAGTTCAAACTCAAAAGGATCAAAGGTAATGTCTGGATCTCCCAATGTATATGCACACAATATAAATGTTGCCAGAGTCAACGATGCATTTGCTGGCGGAACCAAAATTGCTACTGGAAGTGACAACGTTCTCACAAACTTGCCAAATCCTTAATCAATAAGGTTGACCTTTATTTTCTACCCCTGTACACTAGGTATAAGTACTTGGTACTTGCCTTAAAGGAGAAATATATGGCTACAAATAAATTCGCAGAATTCACTGCAATCATCGAAGCAATGGAAAATGATTTTGAAAAGTTTTACGACAAAGAAGTAGGTGCGGCTGGAACCCGTGTTCGCAAACATTGTCAGGACCTGGCCAAGTTGTGTAAAGAAACACGCAACGATGTCACCACAGTTAAAAACGCACGAAAAGAACCAAAATAATCATATAAATACAATATGGCATACAGCGATAAGGTAATCGACCACTACGAAAATCCAAGGAACGTTGGATCATTCCCAAAAGATGATCCTGACATTGGCACGGGTATGGTCGGTGCGCCCGCTTGTGGCGATGTAATGAAACTACAGATAAAGGTAGATCATGATACAGGTATTATTACAGATGCAAAATTTAAAACGTATGGCTGTGGATCGGCTATCGCAAGTTCGAGCCTCGTTACAGAATGGCTGAAAGGCAAAACACTTGACGAAGCAGGAACAATCGAAAACTCCAAAATTGCCGAAGAACTAGCACTGCCTCCAGTCAAGATACATTGTTCAATACTAGCAGAAGATGCTATCAAAGCGGCTGTGCATGATTACCGTAACCGACACAGCGTATAAAAAAATCAAACTGAATTTAGAACGCCGGGGCAAAGGTGTTGGTATTCGTTTAGGTGTTCGTACTACTGGATGCAGTGGACTGGCATACACTATCGAATATGTGGACGAGTATACCGCAGAAGCAGGGGTAACCAATTATGCTCAAAAAGACTTTGTTGTGCTAGTAGATGCCAAAAGTCTAGCATATTTAAATGGCATCACAATGGATTGGGTCCGCAATGGACTCAATGAAGGTTTTGACTTTCAAAATCCAAATGAACGCGACCGTTGCGGTTGCGGCGAGAGTTTCAGAGTTTAACCCCAAAAATACTTGACTTTAACCAAAGTTAGCTGTATAATACTAGCTAATGTTATAACTTTTGGAGATTATTTTGAGTATGCATTTAGAAGGTCCGTGGCTCAGTACCACCGGCAAGAAAAAAGGTAAAAAGAAATTTGCTAGTTCAGAACATGCCCGCAAAGCACGTGAGCAGGAAGAAAGTTGGAAAGATCTACAAAAGCGTTGGGGCATTGAGGCAGAAGAAAAGAAACGCAACCGTGCCATGACCAGTGAAGTTTGGAAACCGGATAACAAACCATACACTAGATATGGTACCGATGTCAAGTATCCCAGTCGAGATACTGGTGCAGGCAATGCCACACTCAAGCCCCCGAAAGTTTACACAGGCACAATGGTAAAAGGCATTGCCACCATGCACAAAAGCAACGCAGTACCGGTTTTTAGTAATGAAGAAGCAATAGATATTAGTAAAATGCGTAGATAACCATTAAACTTATGTTTTTATACCGGCTATCATGGCATAACTATATATTGTACCTCAAAAGGTTTGGAGTACAACAAAGCAGTAAGGCTTTTAACGCACAAGGAGATGTATCAGAGCCATATTTTATAATGACGGAACCAGCGATTCCGTGATCCAGCGTAAAGGAGAAAATCATATGATACGCATCATCAAAACAGCAGTCTTTATTTTAGTAATGATACTAGTAGGATTAGCAGGGGTTAAGGCAGTGAATTACAAACTGGACACCCTAAAAACAGCTCGTGAACAAGCGAGTCCGGTTACAGCACAAATAAGACAGAAACAACTAGACTGTCTAGCTCGTAACATATACCATGAAGCAGGCTACGAACCTTTTGAAGGCAAGGTTGCAGTGGCTCAGGTAACAATCAATCGTGCAGAAAGTGGACAATTTCCCAGTGACATCTGCCAAGTAGTATATCAAAAGAACATAGTGTACGAACGGGTGCTTTGCCAGTTCAGTTGGTACTGTGAAAGTGCCACTGTTAAAAAACCCATGAATGGCCCTGTGTATACAGAAAGTATGGAAGTGGCCAAAAAAGTATTGTTAGAAGGATTTAGATTACCCTCCATCAAAAATGCTCTTTACTTTCATGGCGACTACATCAATCCCAAATGGGGTAAGCAACCCGTGGCCAAAATTGGCCGACACATTTTTTATAATTAGGAGATAATATGAATTTGAATATTTTAACAGAACGCATCAAAAATAGCATTAGTGATCTTTTTAATTTGGATTTGTGGGTTAAAAACGTTAAAGAACATGCGCCACAGGTCAGCGCAGAAACTATGGGCTGGCTAGCTGGCATTCTAATGCATTTGGCCACGATCCCAACCATGGTAGCAGTACTCACAGGGCTAACTGAAAAGATGCCCCCTGTGGATCTAGTGCTGTTTGTTTGGGCTGGTTTATTTGCTTTGTTTATTAAAGCAACTATCCAGAAGGATCTATTAAATATTGTTACAATAGGATTTGGATTCTTTGTGCAGGCCGCTTTGTTAGCACTTATTGTGTTCAAATAACTTGCTTTCAGTTTAGCCCTAATGTACAATTACTCATTAGGGCTAATTGCTGATAAATATATGATATTAATAGGAGCATAATAATGCCATCAGGATTTCAACAAGACACCAATCAGCTACAAGCTGAAATGTACAGAGTGGTTGTTACAATGAGTAACACCACATTCTACCCAACCGCAACCGGTAACGACAACGGTGGAGTAACGCCAAATTCATGGGACTCGTTTGCTACCCTACCAACCACATTGGCATTGAGTCAAGCTCGTGCCAGAGGTAACATGCGTTTCCGTAACATTGTTAACCAATTAACTGGTTTGACAGATGTGCAATTACGCGATATTACAATTACAGAAGCTAATGGTGATGCCCAAGCAACCAGTCTAGCATTTACATTGCTAATCGAGCGTCCAGCATTTATCAATGTAACCGGTACTGCAATTGACGCTTCGACTGCACTTACAACTACAGCACTTGTGCTTAAGAATGAAGTAGCCAAGGCAATTCGTCTAAGCACTAGTGCTAGTTCACGTGTGTATGATCCAACTAGTCCAACTACCCCAATGGGTACTCAAGTATCAATCACCGCCACGCATACAGGCGCTACTGCTACACAAACTTTTGGTACAGTGGCAGTTACTTTAATTGACGAATCAACATTGTTCGATTAAGGACTAGATGATTTTAGCGTACTTACTACTATTAACTGGTTTAACGATATCTGCGGTCGCAATCTACTATAGTGTAGTAGGTCTGACCGCAATATTTTCTGCCGCGGCTATCCCAATTATCATCATGGGTTCAGCTTTAGAAGTAGGCAAACTGGTGTGCGCCAGTTGGCTCAAAGCCAACTGGACTCGTGCTCCTGCTTACATGAAGTACTATATGATTTCAGCAGTGGCTATACTGATGCTGATTACCAGCATGGGTATCTTTGGATTCCTTTCCAAAGCACACAACGATCAAAATTTAGTGAGTGGCGATGTCCAAAGTAAGATTGCTATCTATGATGAAAAGATCAAAACAGCACGAGACAATATAGATGCAAACCGCAAAGCTCTTAAACAGATGGATGAAGCTGTGGATCAAGTCATGGGCCGAAGCAGTGATGAAAAAGGTGCCGAAAAAGCTGTTCAAATTAGACGCAGTCAGCAAAAAGAACGTGCAAGGCTCCAGTCTGAGATCACCGCTGAACAAAAAATTGTTGCCTCCGTTAGCCAAGAGCGTTCTCCAATCGCGGCAGAAGTACGCAAGGTTGAGGCTGAAGTAGGACCAATCAAATACATTGCCAAATTCATCTACGGTGATAAAGGTGCAGATGAAAACATGTTGGAAAAAGCTGTCACATGGATCATCATAATGATTGTTATTGTGTTCGATCCTTTGGCAGTTATCATGTTGCTGGCCGCACAAATGACATTTGGTTGGCGCCGCGAAGGCACAGAACCTGTTAAGCCTGTAAGCATTAGCGACTTTGTTCCTCAACCCACAGAACACATTCCCAACAAAGAAACAAAAGAATCTGAAGTTGAGTATACTATTTTGGATGACCATCACGAACCGGATTATCCTGAACCAATCACAACAGCAGATCAAACTACAAATATTAATCAAACTGAGGCACCAAGCGAAACGCCTGTTACAGCACTAGGAGGTGATATAACTGGACAGGAATCGTCAAATCAAGAATTTCCACAGCCAATAGAGCAATGGAACAACATGATTGCAGAGGCAGAAGCAGAGGCAAACAAAGAAATAGTTGAGAAGGAAGCTCGTAAATATCAAATACTTCCTGAACTTGTTGAACATACCAACGAGCGAAATAAGCCTGATCTTACTGAAGTTATAGAACCCATCGACTCAAAAAAAAAGACTTACATGATGAAGGCTCCGGACGGCTCAATACAGATCAAAAACCGTTAATAAGTAACGACTATGTACAAAACGCAGAACAAGGCGTTGATACATTATGGTCACGTATTACTGAACGTTCAACTTTAAAATTAAAAGATCAACTATATGTTGAATATGGCCTAGACCAATTTGCAGGCATAATTGTTGACAAAGAGGCAGAGCCAGAACTTTATGATTTTGTGGAAGATTGTAAAACCAACGGCGCCCGTTTTTACGGATACCCAGAAGATAAAATGGAATATTTTGCAAGAAGGATTTATGAGCTTAGGAAAGATTAATTTGATAACACCACCAGATAAGCTGTTCAATATGAACTTAGGCTATCTTTTGGTAAAACCAAGTGTATATGTTAAACAACAATTTCAAACTATATTGAGTCACAATATGGAAGAAATTAATGTATTCGTTTACGACGAGAATGAACACGATATCGATTGGTTACTTAGTGTGGCCAATCAATGTGATGTTACTATAATAGATGTCGACAACTGTGACCCAATTACTCAAAAATTTATCACTTATTTGTTAGCCCAGCCCAACACACACTATATAACTAACGACGAGATTACTCCTTATGGATTAATCAACAAAAATAGAATTTACAATTTGGACTGGATTGTACAGCAAATGGACGATAACGAAGAGGATGAAACTGATGAGTAGAGAAAAGCGGTATGATGGTAATCGTGTTACTGTCAAAGATAATGAAAACATAACACAGGCACTGCGTAGATTCAAACGTAAGATTGAAGACAGTGGACTTTTGGACACACTCCGTAAAAAAGAGTTTTATGAAAAGCCAACTACTGAACGCAAACGTAAAAAGAGTGCGGCCGTAAATCGATATAAAAAGAAACTTGAAAAAGAGCAATTACCTAAAAAAATGTATTGACGTAGGCTAGTATACCTGTTATAATTTAAGTTCACAATTAAGAAAGAATTTAAATGGCCAATACGGATATTATGATTGACTTGGAAACACTGGCAACATCTACTGATGCTACGATCCTAACAATTGGTGCTGTGAAGTTTGACCCTTTTGGGAAAGACATCGAAGAACCCGCAATGGATTCTTTCTATGTTAGAGTAGACTTGGATAGCTGTGACGAACTTGGACTTGCAGTTAACGATGACACTATAGCATGGTGGGCACAACAAAGCCAAGAAGCACAGGACGAAGCCTTTGGAACAGAGGGCCGTATTCACATCCGCGAAGCTATGGAAAAACTTTACAAGTTTTGCTGGGGCGCCAAGCGTGTATGGGCTAATGGTGCTTGCTTTGACATTCCAATTTGCGAAACTGCATATCGCAAACTTAACAAAGCAATCCCATGGAGTTTCTGGCAAATACGTGATGTGCGCACTGCCTTTGACTTGGGTATCGATCCTCGTCGTCCAACTGTAACAGCACACCACGCATTGCAAGATGCATACAATCAAGCAGTAGGAATACAAAATGTATATACACTTTTGCGTAGCAGTACGACAAGAGAAGGTAATTACATTACACCTTTTAAAAATGAAAGATAAAAATGGACTCACAAACTAAAGAAGTAATGGACATTCTCCAGGAAGAATGTGCTGAAGTAATTCAAGCGGTAAGTAAAATCAGCCGTTTTGGTATTGACAATTTCAAACCAGGTAAACCTAAAACCAACAGAGAACATCTTGAAGAAGAACTTGGCGATTTACAAGCTATGGTGGAAATCCTACAAGAGCTTGATATTGTAAGCTGGACTAATATTGAACGTGCGGCCGAAGCCAAACGTGAAAAACTCAAAATTTGGTCCAATATCTTTAAAACAGAGAACGTCTGAGATAAATAAATTTGTAGTGCGCCGTAAGGGCCTACATATTCTTGCTTAATTAAAGGAGAACAATATGAGCAAAATCATCGGTATCGATTTAGGTACAACAAATAGCTGTGTAGCAATCCTAGAAAACGGAGTTGCCAAAGTAATTGAAAATAGCGAAGGTGCTAGAACAACACCATCAATCGTGGCTTACACCAAAGGCGAGATTCTCGTTGGTGCTACAGCTAAACGACAAGCAGTAACAAACCCAAAAAATACAATCTACGCCAGCAAGCGCCTTATTGGCCGCAAGTTTAGCGAGAAAGAAGTACAGAAAGACATTGGTCTAATGCCTTACGGTATTGTCCAAGCAGACAACGGTGACGCATGGATTGAAGCCAATGGCGAGAAATTGGCTCCACAACAAGTGTCAGCTGAAGTACTTCGCAAAATGAAAAAGACTGCTGAAGACTATTTAGGTTATGAAGTAACGCAGGCAGTTATTACTGTACCAGCTTACTTTAACGACAGTCAGCGTCAAGCAACCAAAGATGCAGGACGTATTGCCGGCTTGGAAGTACTGCGTATTATCAACGAACCAACTGCGGCCGCACTGGCATACGGTGTAGACAAACAAGACAAGAAGGATCGCAAGATTGCAGTATACGACTTGGGTGGTGGTACATTTGATATCAGTATTATTGAAATTGCCAACATTGACGGCGACAAACAAATTGAAGTGTTATCAACAAACGGCGACACATTCCTTGGTGGTGAAGACTTCGATCAAGCCATTATGGATCATTTGGTTGCAGTTTTTAAGAAAGAGTCTGGCATTGACTTGAAGAAAGATATGCTTGCCCTACAACGTTTGAAAGACTCAGCTGAAAAGGCCAAGATTGAATTGTCCAGTGCGGCCAGTACAGATGTTAACTTGCCATACATCACAGCAGACGCAAGTGGCCCTAAGCATTTGAACGTTAAATTAACTCGTGCTAAGTTTGAACAAATGGTCGAAGACTTGATTACTCGTTCAATTGAACCGTGTAAGACAGCCATGTCAGATGCTAATGTCACTGCCGCAGACATCGACGAAGTTATCCTTGTTGGTGGACAAACACGTATGCCCAAAGTACAAGAAGCAGTTGAGAAACTGTTTGGCAAGGCTCCACGCAAAGACGTTAACCCAGACGAAGCAGTGGCCGCTGGTGCCGCCATCCAGGGTGCTGTGTTGGCCGGCGACAAGACAGATGTGCTGTTGCTAGACGTTACACCATTGAGTTTGGGTATTGAAACAATGGGTGGAGTGTTTACCAAAGTTATTCAAAAGAACACAACTATCCCAACCAAAGCTAGCCAAACGTTCAGTACTGCTGAAGACAATCAACCAGCTGTAACTATCAAAGTTGGTCAAGGCGAACGTGAACTATTCAAGTTTAATAAGATACTGGGCGAATTCAATCTCGACGGCATTGCCCCAGCACCACGTGGCATGCCACAAGTTGAAGTTACCTTTGACATTGATGCCAATGGTATCATGCATATCAGTGCTAAAGATAAAGGCACTGGTAAGGAAAATAAGATTACAATCAAATCCGATAGCGGATTGACGGAAGCTGAAATCCAACGCATGGTACAAGAAGCTGAACAAAACGCAGAGTCTGATAAGAAAGCCAAAGAGCTCATTGAAGCACGTAATCAAGCTGATGGTGCCACACACAGCTTCAAGAAAGACTTTGAAGAAGTTAAAGAACAGTTGACTGAAGAAGAAAAGACAGCCGTTGAAACTGCACTTAAAGGTGTAGACGATGCAGTAGTTGGAGAAGATCCAGAAGCTATTCAAAAATCAGTCCAAGCAGTTTTCGAAGCAGGCAAACCTGTATTTGAAAAGAAGCAGGCCGCTGAGGCCGCAAAGAGTGCCGCACCAGCTGACCAGCCTGCCGAAGGGCAAACAGTGGATGCGAGCTTCACAGAAGTTGACACACAGACAGCAAAGTAATATAATGTAAACATGCAGGATGCCTACGGGGTCCTGCAAAGTTCTTGCTTAAAAGGAGAAACTAAAATGCAACAACTAAGAACTATTGACACAGCCGCTCTAGCACAATTGAGCAAAGCACTAGTAGGATTTGATCGATACTTTAATGTACCACATCATGTAAACAGTAACTATCCTCCACATAATATTGTGAAGTATAGTGATGATACATACGCAATTGAAGTAGCTGTAGCAGGCTTCACTAAAGAAGAAGTCACAGTTGAAGTGGATCAAGACCAACTAACAATCCGTGGTGTAAAAGATCGTCCAAACGAAAATACTGGACAGATTGAATATCTACATCGTGGATTGGCCGCACGTGACTTCGAGCAAATATTTACTCTAGCAGAGTATATGATTGTAAGGGGTGCTAAAGTGGAGAATGGTATGCTACAAATTGATATTCAACGTGTAGTACCAGACGCACTAAAACCACGTCAAATCACAATTAAATAAAGTAAATAACAATGGAGGGGGCGACTCCTCCATTAACCCGGAGAACTAAAATGGCAGGCACTGATATCCAACTAGACGAGAAAATTAAGGTCACTGTACAAGAACCTAAACGTTGGAAAGTCATAGTACTTAATGACGACGCAACTCCTATGGATTTTGTAGTTGGCGTACTTGTTGAAATCTTCAAGCATACAGACACAACTGCTAGAGATATAATGATCACTGTACACGAGCAAGGCGCTGGCATTGCAGGTGTATACAGTTTTGAAATTGCAGAAGCCAAAGCAGTTGAATCAACTCAACTTGCTAGGTCTAACGGATTTCCGCTACAGATAAAATTGGAAGAAGAATGAGCTTAAAAGACCTAACATGGGAACATCACAAGTACGCTGAAACACGCCCGTTTGTTAAGGTATTGTTTTCAGGTAAGATTACTCCAGAAGCATACGCTACATATCTTTATAATCAGCACAAGTGTTATGACTTGTTAGAAGCTATGGCCATGATGCATGGCCTAATGAATGACTATCCTGCAATACGCAGAGCTCCTGCCATTCATGCAGACTTTTTAGAACTATGGACTGATAAGAAAAAACTACCAAATCAAGTGCCATCGGTACAGGCGTATCACGACCATTTACTATCTATCAAAGACGATCCTAAAAAGATTCTAGCACACTTGTATGTTAGACACTTTGGAGATTTGAGTGGTGGACAGATGATTGCCAAGCGTGTTCCAGGCAGTGGAAAATATTATCAGTTCGACGGCGACACAACAGAAATTAAAAACATCCTACGTGCCAAACTAGATGACAGTCTAGCAGAAGAAGCGGCTGTGTGCTTTAAGTTTGCGGCTGACATGTTTGACGACTTGGAAAAGGCTGTCAATGAGTAAAGTCTGGGATACGCTAATAGGTATACAGCAGTTACTAGAAGAAAGTTTTGATGCTACTGGGAAGGAAACCTTTGAGCCAGGCATGGATCGTTTCAATCAGCCCGGTTGGGTTAACAGAGTGTGGACTAGCGAATCCTATCGTAGAGCACACGTTGATGTTGTAGATGCCCGTGAGTCAAAAGGACTTTGGATGATGCACTGTTGCATATTTCCACATACACACAATCCAGCACCAATATACGGATTTGACGTTATAGCTGGTAAGAATAAGATTACTGGATGCTTTCATGATTACTCAAAAGCCGGAGATGCTGGCCATCCAATGATGGCTTGGTTCCACGACGAAGTAGCCAAACTGGAATGGCGCAGAGAACGTGCGCTACCTGAATGGGCCACTAACATATTCAGCGGCAGTATGGTGGCCGCGGCCAATGTACAAGATGAAGAAGAACTGGAGCAGATTACAAATCTAGCACGTACCACAGTTGCTCACTATCTAAGCACAGTAGCAGAAACTAACAATACTGCTGAAAACACTACAGAAGCACAAAACTACTACGCACAGAATCAGAAATGTAACCCTCATACACCACGTGTAATGGTTAGTTTGGGACTAAGTGAGGCGGATGTACAGCATTTCATACAGGAATGCCTGTTCCCTGAAATAGTATAAATATTACACTATGCGTGTAATTGACATTTTAACTGAATCCGTTTTAACAGAAGCTGGCTTAACAGCTAGAGACTTTTATGAGCGCGGTAGGCTGGATAATTTTATTAAGAAATTAGTTGCCAAAGAACCTTTTTTTACTGTGGACGGCGAACAAATTGAAATTCCTGCTACCGGTTCCGAAATAAGCTGGCTCAAAACTCAACTCAAAACAAACTTTGATTCTAAAGATCCTCTAGCAAGAGCAGTACAGACTCTTAATATTTTTCCAAAGATCGGAGGAATCAGACTAAGTTCCTTGGCCAAAACTAAAGAATTTGGGGGAACATTCAGTGTGAACTCCAGTGGCAAGATGGATACTAGCAAAGCCAATATAGGGCCAACTGTTGAAGCTTTGAAAGCATTTGCTATATTTGCAAGATTGGTAATACGAAATAAGGCAACACTCACTGCTCAAGACGTTATGAAAGTTGCACAGATGGCTCAAAAGAATTCTAGTATAGTTTACCTAACAAATGAAAAAACGGGAAAACCCTCTAAAAATCCTACCACTCAGGTGACAGTTGTAAGAAAAGTACCTGACAAGAATGGAACTGTAAAAGATGAATTTACATTAAATGTATCTTTAAGCACACCTTCTTTCGTTCGTGCAATAAATGTAACAGAAAAAGACAAGGCAGCTTGGGGACATTTAAACGGTGTTGTGAAATATATCAATTCGGAAGGCGACTTGGCAAAATATTCTAGATACTTTGCTAATAACAACAAAAAAGATCCTGTTAAAATTGCAGTGATTGGTATTGAGTTAGGCAAAGTTGATATCTCATCATCATATACTGATCCGGTCAGTGGAGAAGAACGTCCTCTAGAAAACTTAACAATGAGTATCAAGAGCGAAGATGCTCCTTGGTTCCATCAAACATCCGGTGGAAAATTAACCGGTATATATCAAATGTATCAAGCAATAGGTTTGACAGATGCTGAAGTAGACGAAGACATGGTCACTGCTGGCTACCAAGAAACAGGAAAGAAGAATTCCCGTGCGCAATTCCAACAGACTGTGAAGGCTGTTGAAGCCATATATGATCTTGCTTTTGACCGACTGGGTTCAGCAATGGCCAAGTTAAACGATAAAGGCGAAGCTGACTATATTCATAACTTTTTAAACACGTTAAAACACAATATTGCAGGCGATGACAAATTAGTCTATGTAAAATTTAATGCACGTGGAGCATACTCAAAATTAAAACCCAACATGTTATGGCATCTATCTGAAGTCATCGAACTGGGCGTTAATCAAGGCACAGGCCAACGCCGCGCAATCTACTGGATTGACCAAAAAACAGGTAAAACACTGATGGAAGTGAGGATGTTAATAAATGCTCCAAATCACAGAATTACCAATCAATTTAATTTAGGCAAAGACTTCTTTTCGTTAATTAAAGAATCTGAAAAGATTTACAATGTTAACAGTACCAAAGCGGCACCTGCTACTACCCCTACAACGGACAAGCAAGTGACCCAAGTAGAACCAACTGAACCTATCGCTAAAAAGGCAGTTCCAGCAAATATTAAAAAATCAGCGGCAACTGCTGTGCCAACCGCTAACATTGATACCAATCCCAATCAATCATTAAACCGTGCTGTTCCTAGCACAAATCCAAACGACAATATTCCGTTCGCAACATAATCCACGTACTTAGAATACCTTATTAGTAGTAAATACTAATAACGATATACCGGGAGCGAAACCGTGGATCCAATCACGATAGGTCTGGCATTTGCCGCCGCCCAATCAGCAGTTAGTCATATAAAGCAAGCCGTAGCTCTGGGTAAGGACATCAACAGTCTAGTAGGGCAATTCAGCAAATTCTTTGAAAGTTCAGATTCTATACATCGTGAACGAACAAAGTTAAAAGCCAAAGCTAACCTACTGGGCAAAACTGATGCTGAGTTGGGGCACGAAGCCCTACAAATTGCCATGCACAGTGATGCCCTACGTCAAGCAGAGCGCGATCTCAAAGACATGATTCTTTGGCAATTGGGTAAACCGCAGATTTGGGAACAAATGATTGCCGAGCGCACCAGACTATTCAAAGCCCGTGCAGAAGCCCAACGTGCAGAAGAAGAACGTGAACTAGCACACAAGAAAAAAATGGCTGATACGTTTATTTTTGGCATGTATTTCCTA